GAAAAAATCAATTCGCAGTTAAATAAATACTAGTACATCATGGCACGTACAATACAATCACCCGGAGTCGAGATCAATGAGATAGATCTTTCTTTAAGACCAAGTTTACCCATTGGTACAAACATTTTAGTCCCTGGATTCGCGAATCAAGGACCAGTTGATGAAGTTTTGCAGGTTAGCAGCATTTCAGAGTTTGAACAACTATACGGTACACCCACAAACGCAGCTGAGAGGTATTTTTACCATACAGTAAAGGCTTCATTCAACAGCCCAGCGAACATTTTCGTTACTAGATTACCATACGGTACAGATGAAGGAGAGACTGTTGGAGAGGAATACACAGCACTTGTATATCCAGTATATACAAAACCATCTCATGAAACTATCATGGAGTGGGGCAACAGTACTAATGCAGCATTAACAGCTGTATATGACACATATGCTACAGCGCAATCAAATTTATCTGATACAAATCAATCAAACGACAGCTGGACGACACAGTCAACTGTAGATGCAATTTGGAACGTCGTAGGCGCCACTGGTACATCGTATGCAGAAAGTGATACATACTACATAGGTGAACCAGAACATGTAACACTGACTCAAAACGAATATGAGCAAGTCACAAACAACGAAGTAGACTGGGGAGCAACTCCTGGAGGATCTGGATCAACAGCAGTTGACAAGATCAAGAATTCCGGGTTGGTGATTGTTAATTCTAGCAGACGTGCAATCAATGAAAAATTTGAAGGTCATTATGTTGCATTGTCTGATAATACTAATTTGAACCCCGCAACTGATTTTGATAGTGTGCGTGAGTTGAGATCCATCAACAAAAACACCACACCAGGATCTACTGTTAAAGTACCAGAATCAAGACTCACATTTAAGCTGGACGGAAAAGCAGAAGACAGTGAAGTGTCAATATCAGAAGTACTTGAAAACCTAGGTGATTATGACATGAGCTCCAACGAGTTTAATGACGTATTGACTCTTGGAGTTTTTAAAGTACGTCAATCCACATTGAACCCCGATGTAGCCAAGCTAGATTATATCTTAACCGAAACATATGCTGGTTCGTTGAGTTTGCATCGTGAGAAATTTGGGCAAACTGGTGGTACGCCAGAATCATTCTTCATGGAGAGTGTATCTGATAGCTCTACAAACGTAAAGGTGATTGTCAATCCATACATTAGTAAGAGTGGCAATTGGCTGAATGATGAAGCCAAGCCAACAAAACGTATCCGGATCCTTTCGAAAAAGCATGCTGATTATGATGGATCTACTTCCAACACACCAGCCACAAGTCCACCAGATAAAGCATTTCTAGATTGGAGAGAAGAACAAGAGATAGGTTTATGGACATTGAAACTCATGGGAGACTCACCAGCAGTTGGTGACAAGGTATACCCAAGTGGTGTGTTCAAGAAGACGGAAGCAGAAGCCAAGAATATTGGTGCCATTCCGACGAAACTAGAATACATATTTGAAACTATTGACAATCATGAGCTATTCCCACTAGACATAACATGTGAAGCAGGATTAGGCACCATCTTTGTCGGTTCTCATGGAGGTCGTAGAGCGTTTGATGATGAAGCTTACTTCGAGATTGGAGACGGTCTAGGAGAAGAAGAATTTGGAACAATTGACACGGAAGATGGTTATGATGAATTCAAAGAACCAACTAACCCAGCGGGTAGATGGGGTTACGACAATCTTTACACACCTAGGGTGTTAGAGAACAAGAAGAGAACCATCGCTAATTACAACGCAGTGTCTAGTGTGTTTGTTAACTTTGCTCAGAACAAACGAAAAGATCATATGACAATACTTGATCCACTTCGTTACATTTTTGTACAAGGTCAAAACAACAAGACACTTGGCAACAAATCGCATATATTTTCTAAACACGTCTATTGGCCAGTGAGACACAACTATGAGGCAACTAACACGAGTTATGCAGCTACATATGGTAACTGGGCTCGAGTGTTCGATGGAGCTCTTGGACGTAACATATATGTTCCATTCTCCGGAAGACTATCTGCTCTATATGCTAGAACAGACGCACAGTTTCAACCATGGTTCGCACCAGCTGGATTCACTAGAGGAGTGCTCAGTACAGTGACAGACATCGCAGTGTATCCAAAACAGAAACATCGTGATCAACTTTACAAGATTGGAATCAATCCTATCGCCAACTTCCCTAATGATGGATTTGTCGTATTTGGACAGAAGACATTACAATCAAAGCCAAGTGCTTTTGATAGAGTCAATGTTCGAAGATTGTTCCTTTACCTGGAAAAAGCGGTCAGAGCTACAGTTAAATACTATGTATTTGAACCGAACACACTGTTCACCAGAACACAGGTTGTAAACGTATTAACCCCGATATTCGAGAAGACCAAAAACACTCAAGGTGTATATGATTACTTGATAGTATGTGATGAACGTAACAACACTCCGTTTGTGATCGATCAGAATGAACTAGTAGTAGACATTTACATCAAACCAGTGAGATCTGCAGAATTCATATTGTGTAACTTTTATGCAACACGAACAGATCAAAACTTCTCAGAATTAGTATCCTAACCATAAATATTTAAAATGCCAGACGTAAAACAAACAATAACGGACTTCTACAGAGTAGCGCAAGAGAGAGACTTCTCTCGGGATTTTCATTTCAGAGTGTTGAGTATAAACGCTGGTGACGCCGGTGGAATCGCCTTTGATGAGGATGACTTGGTTTATATCAAGAGTGCATCATTACCTGCTAGATCAATACAAAACAAACAAGTACCTTACATGGGCCTCAACTTCAATGTTCCAGGCTCTGTCAGCTATGACGGATCCGACGCATGGTCTGTTGAATTCTACGCCGATCAGGCCGCTAGACTCCGCGCTAAATTTGAATCGTGGACATTTGACACATTTGATGACAGCACCAGCACCGGTAACTACGCCACACCTTCTCAGAATTCTGTTGTGAATCTACTTCAGTTAGATGCTCAATTGAATGGTGTTGCAGAGTATAAACTATATGGTTGCTACTGCACGAGTGTTGGCGCCATTGAATACCAACCATCTGCTGGTTCCGGTGAACCCATGTCGTTCTCAGCGACAATGGCGTATCAATACTGGCGCCGCGAAAAGAGCTCGCTGACTGGATCGCTCAGAAATTTCACTAGTGGTATTGCTGATAGAGTACTTGGCGCGCTTGGCCTTTAATGCCAAGCTTCGTTAAGAAGCTCGCGAGCAAAGCCGCGAAGAAAGCAATCAACAAGGTTGTTGATAATGTAACTGGTAAAATCTTTGGTGGTTTTGGTGGAGGTGGACCAGGTCGCATAGTATCATTTGGTCAACGTGAAGTAGATCCACGATTTCAATCATCACCTGGTTTGATCGATTACAGGAGTGTATTTCACACACAGCTGACAGAAAACTGGAATTTTCAAACTCCTAACAGAAGCTTGTGGTACGTGGTGTTCAATGGATTTCCAATGGCTTTAGGTCTTGAAACTGTCAACACACTAGAGAGTACCACTGTTGATGGATTCTCTAATGCAGACACTCACAGAATGCATGGAGCTGAATACGAAAGCATTGTTGGAATGGGTACCGAGAACCCATCACAACCACACCTACTCACTCCTAGTTCAGAACTTCAAAACTTACATTCTGATCAACAGATGACAGGTTGTATATTTGCTCAAGGTTGTCAAATACCTCAAGAGAGTATGGGATTCTCTCACCGACCGGTGAACCAGGGTAGAGGTTTCATACCTGGATTGGTCGCTGAACAACGCAATCAATTCAATCCGTTGGTGTTAGAATTTAGAGAGACAAACATATCATTTTTAGATGTGGTGTTAAGGCCATGGATCACACTAGCATCACATTACGGTCTAGTCACATACCCACCTGAAGATTTTACTAAAAACATCAAGACACACATCGACATCTATCAACTCGCACTGAGTGACAATCGGAGCATAGCGCACACAATCCGCAAGAAATTCTCATTTTACAATTGTGTGCCATTTCAAATTGCACAACAAGGAGCTACTCATGATGTGGATGGTGGTGCTGTTCCACCTGTAGACACACAGTGGATGTACTCACATTATCAATTTGAAACAAGCACCGGTGCTGGTATGTATTCAAACCAGACGCCGGGTAGTGTTGTTGAAAGTGGTTCAAGCATGCAAGGTTTCGGTGACCCAAGCACCAATCAAGCTGGTGGTTCTATTTTAGATTCTGCCAAAGGAGCAATCAAAGGAGCTGTGGTTGGTAAAGTCAAAGATACAGTCAAAGGTCTGTTTAGGAGCTAGTCGCTAGCAACAACATCTCCTCGGCATAAGTATTTTACATGCCGTCGGAGTTTCAATACAAAGTATATCTTCCTAGTATAGCTGATTATATTCGAGTGACTGAATTGAAAAATCACGAGCACCTGAACATCATAAAGTATAACAAGAACAATGATATTGTAGGTCTAGCAAATTATCTTGAAACATTAATATGTGAAAAGATTGACATCCCTCCGATAAATTTACACAGAATAGATAAGTTTTGTATTTTATTGACTATGATTATGTTATGTATTGACCCTGTCATAACTCTCAATGCGACTTGTGACGAGACTGAAGAACTATATGAACTGGTTGTGGATGTGGGTGATGTATTGAACACGGTAACCAATGTAGATTATAGTGATATGTCAATCACTACTGATCAGCTCACTATTGATTTTCAATATCCAACAGCGATACTATCACAAAAAGAACACAATCTGATAGAATTTATAAATTCAATCCATGTGGCTGGTGAATCTTTCAATTTAAATAATTTATCTCATGGAGATTTAAACAAGGTTTTTGACTACCTTCCAAGTTCATGTTTTCCTAAAATAGCCGCAAAGCTAAAAGTTATACACAATCAATACAACGAAGTGGAGGTGTTTAAATTTCAATCACCATATGTTGAGAATTCAGAACCTATAATATTAAATGTAGACCTTGTAGAAAATGAGCTATTTGAACTCATTCGTATTTTGTTTGGTCAGGACATGAATGGATTTTACGAGATGCAATTCGCCATGATGTCTAATTATCATTTTCCTCCACAATATTACAAGCAATGCACACCAGTTGAAACTAAGCTTTTTTACAGTTATATGAAGCGAGATGTTGATGCGAAGAACAAACAAATAGAGGAGCATCAAGATTCAAACAAAACTCCGGCGGAGAAATTCACTGGATAACCAACACACTGTATATAAATATTTCTATGGCAACCACTGAGTCCGACAATATAGATCATTTGATAGGTCATTTAAAGAAGATAAACGAAAATAATTTGATTGATATTTTCATCCCATCTCTTGACCAGAATGCTAAATTTAAACAACTGACAGTCAAACAACAGTCGTCGTTGATCACCGGTGTTATATCACAAGAAGCAGATAAAAATGCATTCTCATATAACAGATCAACCAATGTTATAATCAAAGAGAATAACATCAACTCCATACCATTGAGAGTGGTGGACCGCGGAGCCGTGCTCGCTCAACTCAGATCAGACACCCTAGGTGGTGTGTTAACATTGGAAGATATAGACTGGGACATATCACAAATCGATTACACTCTTGATGAGGATACTGTTAAATTCATCAATAACCCACATGTATATGAGCTTTCCGGGATGAAGGTGGAGTACACGACACCCACACTTGAGAGTGATGTGTTACTCAATGCAGATGCTGAAGAAAAGTGGGTTGAAGACACTGGTGTTGATATAATATCCGATCTATTCAAGTTGGAATTAGCCAAATTTATAACTACAATCAACGTGGAATCGACTGTTGATATCATCATGGCAGACTTGAACACCAACGATAAAATCAAAGTTTGTGACGCATTACCGGTTAAAATAACTCGTCATGTGATGAAATACATACAGGATGTCAAATCTATTGAGCAAGAACTACTGAGACTAGATGATTCAACATTCATACCCACGGATATAACATTGTTTAGTACATAGTGTATAAGTAATTATACACTCATGCCTTTAAACGACATACAACCC